CGCGTATTGGTTCTATCAGTGGTCGTGGTGTGGCGAACGTTGCTGATACTATAGAAAACGCGGAAGATGCCATTGATCGTCGCCGCATTCTTGTTAAAGAGCAATGTTTCCTGATGAATTTCGTGGACATATTTTCTCAGAAAAAAATAGCTCGTGATCAAGGAATAGTTGCACACCCCAAATTTAAAACAACCATGAGCGGCCCCCGTGCCCAAAAACGATGGCCTTATCACATATCTGACAAAAATACAACAGCCGCTCAACAAGTGGGTGAAAAAAATGCATCTCTGTTGATTTCCGGTGATCCCTATGCCTTTATAAATCGTTTAACTTTGAGCGACCACACCAAGACCTTTATGAATTTAACTAACGCTCAACTATCTTTATTGCAACCTATGATTAGACTTTATAAGGTAGTATTTGACGACGATGGTGATGATGCATATGATGTAGAGATTCCTTTTGGAGCTAGTGTCGGATCAACATTTGGCACCACCAAGAGCGATATTGAAATGTTTACACAAGGAAAAGCCTCCCGCGGTGTGGGAGTTGGAATCAAAGATTTCGTTTTTTCTTATGAGGGAAGTAATCCCTTTGCGGTCAAAAAAAGCATTAAGGGACGCTTAAGAATTTTTGCAAACAATATGACAGAACTTCTACGTGAACGAAAAGCAAAAAAGCTGCAAACAGGCACTTATTCTGAAGACTTCCGTTATGTTGATCTAGCGTTAAAAACAGGCGGGTCTGCTTTTGCCTCGCGCCTAACACAAAACCTCGAAAAACAGAATATTGAATTTTCTGAACTCAACTTTCGCTTAAAAGCTCAAGTTGGTTGGGCTCTTCCGACCACAACCGAAAACGAAGGCTCTCTTGAGAGTGTGTTTGGCGGCTCCATGGAACTCTCCGATGTGCGCGATGCTTTGCGCGAATCTTTTGTCACTCTAAATCTAACACCAACAGTACATAATTTTGATTTTGATGAGATGGGA